CACCGTCAGCGACGAGCACGTCACCGAGAACCTTTTGCGCGTTGTCCCATGCCTCAAACAATAGATTGCTTGGGCTGTTCGCCATGAGGTTGAAGGTGTGCTTTGTGATGCGCGGGAGATATCCCGCAGCCATCTTGCCATCAACACCCATGATTGCCTCGGCGGCGTCCACGGGCTCGGTAGCAAAAGCGTTGTCTTGCGCGTAGCCCTCAACGGTGAATGGCCCAACGACGGGCGGCAGACTCACGCCAGTACGCGCCGTGAGGGTCATTTTAGCGTTGGCGCTAGTGATTGAAATAGGATTCACGGTCATTTACTCCACGTGAGGTTAGAGCACGTCGATAGAGGCAAGCTCTATGTTTTGGATGCTGCCGCCGTCGGTGTACCAAAGCGTCATCGGGGGTGAGCCCCGGTTGGCCCTGACGATGGGGTCAGCGTCCAAAATCTGTAGGTAGTAGCCCGAAGTCTGCAACGTGTTCGCGATGTTCGCGCCCGCAGCGGTGTTGACTTGCGCCTTTTGAGAGTTGGACAACGTGACGCCCGGCTGAATCACGCCCGCATTCAAGGCCGCTTGGATGGGGTCTTGACCCGTCGCACGCAACAGGTTGTAGCCCGTGGTGTTGTAGGGGAGCGAGCGGATGGAAGTTAGCAGCGTCATAAAGGCGAGCTGCAACGAGCTGTTGAGCCAAATTTGATTGACGTAGGGGTCAAAGAATTTGTATTGGCCCGGCGTGCTGCCGCGCTGCAAGTTGACAAACCTGTCGTTAGCAGTCGCGTATGCGCCGTAGAAGTTGTACCCGTTTGCAATCAAGTTGTTGGCAACCGTGGCGTCAGTGATATCAGCCACGAGCCCCGCTTGGCCCTTGTAAGCAAACGTGATGCGGCCTTGCGTCGCGGTGAAGTCAATAGACCCCACCGTACCGCAGACGAAGGCGGCCTTGCGGCCGTTGCCGTCATCGGTGGCCGGCTCATAGATGGGGAAGATTCCATCCATTTCAGCCGCCGCACACTGTGCAGCAAACGACGTGGGCGCAACGCCCGCAAGCGGCGCGGCGTCTGAGTCCCAAGCGACGTAGGCAAACCGTTTGTTGGTTGTCTGCACCCACTGTGCAAAGAGCAACTTGGTGTCGGTGTCCGGTTCAAACACCGTCATAAACGTGGCCCAATTTTGAGTTACGTTTGCAATGGCCGCCATTTCGCCGGCTGGCGTCGCAGCTACCGCGCCCTGCGAAGTCACGGCACCTGTGGCGGCCGTGAACTTCAAGCCGGCAGACAGCGAGCCCGTCGCAAAACCAATGGTGCTTGTCGCGCCCGTGGTGGCCGAACGGATGATGAACTCCGCAAGCTGCGCGTCATATTCAACGGTGGCCGCAATGGCGACCGTGAGCGCTTCAGCGGGCGTAACGAGGCGCCGCGCCGCTCACCGTGTAGGTGCCGAGGCCGCCGGCACCGCTCACAAACGCGGTAATGAGAGTACCCGGAGCCACACCGGCACCGACAACTTCATCACCGACATGCACCGCACCCGAGGTGACGGCCGTAATCGTCAGGGTGTTGCCCACCCCGCCGGCTCCGTCGTCAATGGTGCCCTGACCCACAAACACGCCGCCCGGCGTCTGCAAGCCCGCTTGAATCAACGCGGCCGCGTTCGTGAAGCTCGCCGCACCGGCAAGATTGATGTTGGCCGAGACGACCGCGCGGCCGTCAATGGTCACATCGAGCACCCCGGCGAGCGCCTGAAGCTGCGCGAGTGTCACGCCCTGAAAGCTGCCCGAGCGCAGGTAAGCACCCACGTTCACAGAGTTGTATTGCGCGAAGTACAACGTGCTCGGAAGAGTCAACGCGCCTTCGTAGCCGGAGAAATACTTGCCGGCCAAGATCGCCTCAATGGACGTTGGGCCGAACCAGTCTTCAACGTCGGCCAACGTTGAGAACGCTTGCACGGTGCCGATGGGGATAGAATCATCCTCAGTCAGAAACACCGCATTGAGTGACAGGGGATTGCCGCCCGCACCCAACACGGACGGGATGACGTTCACCAGTTGACTTGCCGGGATTGAATTCATGGCGGATATCTCACGTCTACGTTGATAAGGGCAGCTTCGGCCGCGTCTGCAAATTGCATGGGCGTCGAAGTTACCGGATTGTATTGTAAAAATGCGGGCACAATCCAGCGACTTTCGTACTGTTCTTCACCCTGCACGAGAGGTGCAAACTTGGGGTCATCGCAGTAGAGCGGCGCAAGGATCGGCGCAAGCGAAGGCATCGAGTATTCATCGCGTAGCACAGTCGAAAGGATCACGGCCCAATCGCCCGACGCAGCGCCGTAGCAATCAAGTTGCACCTCAAGCCGCACCGCTTGCTCGATATCAATTTCCGTGGGCGCAACGTCGGCCGGATTCCATCGGTCTAGGTTGGTCATGATCCGCGATTGCAACCGCGCCGTCATTCCCACGAAGCCGGGATCACTCGGCGGCATTGAAGCGCGATTCACAGGGAGTTGTATCACTGGCACGCCAGCGGGCAACACGGATAGAAGAAAGTCGCCTAGCTTCTCGTACACAGCGTCAAGCGTGGGTGTAACAGTCAGTGTCATGACGGCGGCGCTGCATCGGTTTGAAGGTTCACGATGACGTGCGACCAATCGGCCCACGTCTCAACCACCTTGACCACTTTCCAAATGCGGGGCGTGCCGCCCGGCACCTCGGGGAAGTAAAGCAAATCGCCGCCCTGTTGGTTGACGCGCACCACGCCTTGCGTGTTGCCATACATGTGTACCGAACGCAGTACACCTTGCACGTTCAAATTTTCGAGGTGGCGCAGCTCGCCGGCCGTGACCGCTTGCACCTGAATGGCAACATCCGGCGCAACGGCCGCGTAAGTTGGCACCTGTTTCTTTGCCGCGTTGACAGTAAATCCCGTGCTCGCGTAGAAGTCGCAAGTGATGTTGGGATTCACCGCTTGAATCGCAGCGTTAGCAGCTCCGCGCACGTTCAACATGGGCGGCACTCTTTAGGCGCGGGCGTGGTCATCACCGCCCCCGTCGCCCGGCATCACCTGATAGTCCACCGAGCGCAGCATCAACGCCGTATGAATCAGCGGCTTGTTAAAGCCCTTGCGCTCCACGGTACGCGGCGCATTGGGTGGCTCGCTCCAATCGTTGATAGATTGTTGAAGCTGGCCCTTGATGCCTTCGCCCATGAGGGCAAGCGAGCGCTCCGCGTCATAATTGTTTTTGCGCAGGATGTTGCCAAGCGACACACCCCAACGCGGAGACTTCCGCGCGATCATGTCAGTAAAGAACGGCCGCGCAGGCGCGTTGCTGGTTCCGTACTGATTCCAAAATGCGACTTGAGCCACCGGCAGCGAGCGCGAGCCTTCGCCTTTTGACGGATACGTTGCGCTCTCAAGGAACCCCACGCGCACATGCGCGCCGTGGCCGAGTCGCTTTTCAATCGAGCGCAAATGACGCTCAAGCGACCGCGTGCCAACGATGGAGCCTTGAATAGCTTTCATCATCGTTAGCAATTTCTGCCCGGATCAAAACCGGGCCAGTTGTAACCGGGCATCCGCCCAACGCAAGCGTTGGCCGGCGGCGGGATATAGTGCATGCTGCGGAACGTCGCGGTAGCCTGCCAAAACATCGCGCCGTATTGAGTTTGAGAGAAGTACGCTTCGCTCATGCTCATGTCTTTGGCGTACTCCGCCGAGACAGACACCGAGCCCTCGGTAGCCGAATCAATGCGCCCCACGATGCCGGACGGCGGCTTGCCGTTCTCGCCTTGAATGAGCGCGGCAATGTGCGCGGTCACCAAATACAAAAGTTTTAGGCGCGTGTTCGCGTCGCGCACGATGCTGCAACACGAGTTGTTGAGAAAGATAGTCGCGATATCAAAATCGCCCTGTAGCAAACCGTCCGCCACCGTTGCAAAGGATGGATACAACCCTTTGAATTCGGTAGCGTCAAACTCAACAATCCCTCGGACTGTTGGCGCTGGCGCTGGCGGACAGTTTACTACGGGCATGTGCGCTACTCTTGAACCTGACGGTTACGCGCGGGGTTTTCCTGCTTGCGCTTGTTGTAGTCCGCAATTGCCTTGGGGTCATCCTGCCCCGTCTCATTTCTGAGCATGCCGCTTTTCACGGGGTCAATTGCATCAAGGCCCGTGGTCAAGTCCCGGCGCTCTTTGGCGAGCGATTCCGCACTGCGCATGTCGGAGTGGATGAAGATAGAGCCCCCGACAACGGCCGGATGCTTGGCGTTTTTCTTCAACCATCGTTCCATGAACTCGGCCGATACGTTCTCAGTGAGCCCGAAGCCCCCGACGATGCGCGAGTCATTCGCGCCTTTCAGCGTCACACGAGACGTTGCGCCGTCGTTGGTTTTCAAATCGAGGTGCAGCCCATTGGGCAGTTTGCAACCTACGGTCACCGTCTTGGTGCTCGCTTCGATGCTGTTTGCGTTTGCGTTTTGATTGCTCATTGTGGTGTGTTCCAAGTTGTAATAAATGAGAGTCCGCCGGCTCCGTTAGGAGTTACCAGCGCCCACGGTGTCGCTTCGAGTCCAACCGCAGCCCCGGCGATTACTCGCCCGTTCGCGGGATCGGCGTAGATGCGCTGTCCCCACGCGCCACCGCTCGCCAATCTTACCCATATTCCCGGCCCGCCTGACAGCATTGTCAGGTTCACGCCCTCGCGAATTTTCCACGTGCATGACACCTCATCCCAAAACACACGCCGCCAATCACCGCCTTGGATCACCACGAGCCCGCGCGCATCGCTTGCGCTCGTGCGGCTGTTCAACACGTTGCCTTCTTCGTCAGCCCAACCGAAGAGGCCGATGCTTACACCTCCCGCGCCTGCGCGGAAACCTATCTCACTCGCCGGCACCAGCGACGAAGCGCGGTTGTAGTAGACCCCCGAAACAGGAACGCCCTCGGTGCGTGAAGACACACCGAGGGCGTTTTGTCCGTACATGCCAGCCGGCGCGGTCTTAGCCGAGCGAAGACGCGATGAACACCGGGCGGAAGATGACGGTTCCCCACGTGCCTTGTGACTTCTTTTGCGAGAAGTTCGAGGAACCAACCACTACCGCATGTGCTCGCATCTTCTCGGTGAAGGCCGCCG